AGTGGGCACCGTGTTTTTGTTTTTTTTTTTTTTTGTGTTTTATTATTGGCGGAGATGGTGCAACGGCAGCACGATGGGGTCATAGCCCATAGACGAGGTTCGAATCCTATGTCCGCAACCAAAATTTTAAGAACAGGAGGTAATCTTATATGACAGAAGCACAAAAAGTATTTTGTGATGAATATTTAGTAGATTTAAATGCAACCAGAGCATATAAGGTTGCTTATCCAAGAGTAAAAAAACAGCGTGTAGCTGAAAGTGCAGGAAATAGATTGTTGAGTATTGTTGAGGTTAAGAACTATATTCAAGAAAGAATAGAAGAACGTAAGAAAAGAACAGAAGTAACTCAAGATATGGTAATAAATGAACTCAAAGCGATAGCATTTGCAAATGCTACAAGCTTTGTAAATATACAAGATGGTTGTGTAATTATTGATGATACAAAAGATTTAAAGGAAAACACAAAAAAAGCAATTGTTGGAATAAAAGAAGGCAAAAATGGAATTGAAGTAAAAATGGCGGATAAAATGCAAGCTCTAGAAATGTTAGGAAGGCATTTAGGTATGTTTAAAGAAAAAATTGAGTTAACTAATAACACAAGTGAAATAACTAAAGAAATAGACAATTATATCAAAGAAAAGATGATGTCTAATGACAAATGAAGCTAAACATTATTTAGATATTATAATAAATGAACCTGTAAAAATTGGTCATTGGTTAGGTTTTAAAGATTTAACAGATTTGCATAATGAATGGCTAAAAATGATGATGTTCTCAAAAGAGGATAGAACTTTATTAGCACATAGACGGAAGCTATAAAACTACATGTGAATCTTTAGCAATATCAAATTTAATGGTAATAGATCCAAATTTAGCAATGGGGTTTTTCAGAAAAACAGATGATGATGTAAAAGAAATTGTAAAACAAGTAAGTATAATTTTACAAGGACAAGTAATGCAGCACTTCGTAAATAAAATATATGGGAAATCTTTAGTTTTAACGGTTGATAACGCTCAAGAGCTTAGTACGAATCTAAAAACAAGTACTAGAGGTGCATCACAGCTAATAGGCTTAGGTATAAAAACATCTATAACTGGAAAGCACTTCGATTTAGTAATAACAGATGATATTGTAAACTTAAAGGACAGAGTAAGTAAGCCAGAAAGAGAACTAATAAAAACATCGTATATGGAATTGCAGAATGTAAAAAACAGAACTGGTAGATTTTTTAATACGGGTACACCTTGGCACAAAGATGATGCAATAACCAATATGCCCAATAAACAGATTTATGATTGTTATAGCACTGGATTGATGGATAGAGAAAAAATTGAAGAGCTAAGAAATACAATGACACCTTCACTTTTTGCAGCAAACTATGAATTAAAGCATATAGCAGATGGAGATGCGTTATTTACAAATCCCGAATTTATATTAAATTCTACCCCAGATTTATTATATGGTGGAGTAGCTCATGTCGATGCAGCTTTTGGTGGAGAAGATGCAACGGCATTTACAGGACTAAAACAAATTGGAAATATGATTATAATGTTTGGAAAAAGATGGCCAAAACACATAGATGATTGTATGGCAGAAATATGTTATTTAATGGACTATTACAGATTAGGAAGCATAGCAGTAGAAAGAAATGCAGATAAAGGATATGTAGCCAATAATTTAGTGAATTGTGGATTACTTGTGGATGATTACGATGAACACATGAACAAATACGTTAAAATATCCACATACCTAAGAAAACATTGGAAGAATATAAAGTTTTTAGAAGAAACTGACCCGGAATATATAAACGAAATACTAGACTATAATGAGAATGCAGCACACGATGATAGCCCAGATAGTGCAAGTAGCTTAATAAGAAAAGTAATGGGAGATAATTGGTTGTATTAGAAAGGAGACAAAATGCTAAAAATCGAAGAAATAGACAAGCTTATCAAGATAGATAAAAATTCTAGGCAAAAAAGAAAAGCAAAAATAGGACAAAAATATTATGATGCAGAACATGATATTCTACAATATAAAATGTTTTACTTTAATACTGAGGGAGAATTAGTTGAAGATACAACAAGGAGCAACATAAAAATAAGCCACGCATTTTTTACAGAACTAGTAGACCAAGAAGTCCAATTTCTATTAAGCAAATTTAGTATCAGAGCTAAGAATGAAGCAAATAAAGAGTTAGATGAAGAATTACAAGATAGATTTGATGATGACTTTAAAACGGAAGTATCTAATACAGCGGAAGGAACAGTAATAAAGGGTTGGGACTATATGTACGGCTATCTTGCAGGGGATAATAAAACTAGATTTAAAAACGCAGATAGCTTAGGAGTAATTGAAGTAAGAGCAAATGAAGCAGATGATCAAACAGAGCATATGATTTATTACTATGTAGACAGAGTAGATAATAAAAAGAACCCAATAACTAAAATTGAAGTTTGGGACAAAGATTTTAGATATTTTTATATAAAAGTTGGAACTGGACAGATAGTAAAAGATCCAAACGAAAAAATAAATCCAAGACCACATAAAGTTTATAAAAAAGATGATGAACTTTTGTATAGACCGAGTGAGCCAGGATATGGTTTTATACCTTTTTTCAGGTTAGATAATAATAAGAAACGATATAGTGGTTTAAAACCAATTAAAAAGCTAATAGATGATTATGATTTAATGAATTGTGGATTGTCTAATAACCTACAAGATTTTGCGGATGCGATATACGTTGTAAGTGGATTTAAAGGAAATAATTTAGATGAATTACAACGAAATATAAAGACGAAAAAAGTTATAGGAACAGGCGAAAAAGGTGGATTAGATATTAAGACAATAGATATTCCATACGAAGCAAGAAAAATTAAAATGGAGCTAGATGAAAAGAACATCTATAAATTTGGTATGGGCTTCAATGCTAGCCAAGTAGGAGATGGAAATATTACAAACATAGTTATAAAGTCAAGATATACACTTTTAGACTTAAAATGCAATAAGCTTGAAAAATATTTGAGAAGCTTTTTAAAACCTATGATACAAATAGCTCTAGATGAAATAAATGAAGAAAAAGGAACAAATTACACATTGAAAGATGTAAATGTTTGCCTAGACAGAGAAATACCAACAAATGAAAAAGACAATGCAGAAATAGAAAAATACAAAGCAGAAACAAAACAAATTGAAATAAATGTAATCTTAGATGCTGCAACAAAATTAGATGATGAAACTATAATTAGGGCTTTATGCGATATTTTAGATGTAGACTACGAAGAAATAAAAGACCGACTGGAAATAACCAAAATAGATTTAGAGCAGGCAAGCAAAACGTTAGATGGTGATGTTAGTGGCTGATAAAAAAAATAAAGTTATAAAATTCATTGAAAAAGTAGATAGTTTTGTGGAATCAATAGATTACAAATACGTAAGACTGGAAATTGAGGCTAATAACCAATCATACATAGTACAAAAAGATAAAAGAAAAACGATTGGTTTTAAAGTGGGTGATAAAACTGAATAAGTATCAAAAAGAAGTAGAAAAACAATTACTTGAAGATGAAAAGCAAATAATTGAAGAACTAAAAAAGAATTACGCTCATGCACTAAAAGACGTAAAAGAAAGAATAAAAACTTTGAGTGCAAGTGAACTAACTCAATCAAAAATTTATCAAAAGCAATACCAGGAAAACTTAGAAATACAATTAAAATCAATAATTGATTTATTAAGCAGTGATAATGTACAAAGCATAAGTGATTATTTAGAAAAAACATATCAAGATGGATTTATAGGAACTCTTTATAATATGCAAAAAGAAGGAGTTCCTTTTATAATGCCCATAAATCAAGAAGCAGTTGTAAAAAGCATAACAAAGAAAACTGAAGATTTCAAATTATCAAAAACACTATATCAAAATGCAGATGAACTGAAAAAGACAATAAAGTCAGAAATAACAAGAGGAATTAGTAAAAGTGATAGTTATACAAAAATTTCACAAAGAATAACAATGCATAGTGAAGCAGATTTCAACAAAGCGTATAGAATTGCAAGAACAGAAGGCGGAAGAGTTCAAACAGAAGCAAAATATGAGTGTATGCTAAGAGCAAAAGCAAATGGTGCCGATGTTGTAAAAGAGTGGGATAGTACAATGGATTCTAGAACAAGAGATACGCACGTTGCACTAGATGGACAAATAAAAAAACTAGATGAGCCTTTTGAAATAGGTGGAATGAAAGCTATGTATCCACACGGGTTTGGAATTGCATCTGAAGACATAAATTGTAGGTGTGCTGTTTTAGAAAGAGCAAGATGGGCAGTTGAAGACGATGAAAGTTTCACTAAGAATATAGATGGGGATGTAGTTGAGTTCAAAAATGTTAAAGATTATCAAGATTATAAGCAAAAATACTTTGATTTTTATGCTAAAAGTGCTATAATATCAAAAACAGTAAATGAGGTAGTAAATAAAGTGCAATATATAGGAAATTTAAATTTGAAAAACATAGGTCCTTTGAAAGATAGAGCAATTACTAACGAAGTAGTACTAACAGATGAAAGATTAAACGAGCACATACTTGAAAAGCATAAAAAAGAATACGAACAATTAAAACAATACTTAAAAGATATAATTGAGGATCCAGATATTATAATGAAGGATAATATTCATAGAGATACAATAATCTTATTAAAGAGAATTTCAGAAATTAAAAAGAATGGTAGAGTAGTTGTAAAAATAGCTATAGCTAATGATGAAAAGCACCCGAAAAATTCTATAATAACTCTAATGAAACTTAATGATAGGACTTGGAAACAGACTCTGAGAAACAGAGGAGATATAATTTTTGAAAAAAGGTAGAAAAAGGTAGACAAAAGTGGTATAAATGTGGTATAATTAAAGTACAATAATAAGAGGTTAGTTGAAGTGGACAAATGTGCCATCCACGCACCTAGAAATAGGTCAAAAGAGATGTAGGAAATGGCAGACCTACCAACTAACCAGAAGTTTAAAAAGTGCTTTGTTTCCCATGGCGGAGGCAGAGCACTTATTTTAATAAAGTTATTAATTTTAGACGTTTAAATACGTCTATTTTTTATTGTCCGAAAAGACGTAAAAAGCTATGAATTAATAGTCAAGAACGATAACTTGTAAAAAGACGTAGCTATTAATTTTAAATGTTAGGTTAAAAGTTCCTATAAAAAAGTAAATTCAATCATGAGCGAGTTCATGTAAAAAAGTGTAATTGAAGGAGGAATAGTAATGGAAGAATTACTAAAAGAGTTGGGATATACCAACGAACAAATTAAAGCCATTTTGGATGGCATGAAAGAAAAGAAAATCTTTACTTCTGGAGAAGAAAATATAGACTTAAGATTTTCTAAATTAAACGATGATTTTAATGCAAAAGATGCAGAGCTTACAAAAGCAAATGATTTGATTAAACAACTACAAGCAGGAACAAAAGGAAATGAAGATTTGCAAAAGAAAGTAAGCGACTATGAAAAAGAAATTTCAAACTTAAAAGCAGAACAAACTGAAAAAGATTTAAATAATGCTTTAAGATTTGAATTATTGAAGAATAAAGCTAAAGCAGATGATATTGACTACTTAATTTTTAAACTTCAAAACAACAAAGACCAAAAATTAGAGTTGGATGAAAAAGGAAACTTAAAGGATTTCAAAATTGATGATTTCAAAAAACAATATAAAGGTAACTTTGAAGATGATTCTAAAACTTTGGTAGATGTAAAGAAATTAGGTGGAAAAGAACAAGAACCAGGAGGAACAAAAGAACCTGAAACAATGCTTGATGCTTTAAAAGAAAAATATATGAATGAAAATGAAATGTAAAAATAAGGAGGAATTTTATTATGTTAAGATTAAAAGATTTGACAGTTGGTCAAGAAGATAAAGTGTTTGAAAAAGTTGTAGAAACATTTATTAGAGAAAGTGAGATTTTAGAGTTATTACCATTTGATAACGCAGTATCTCCAAGTGGAGGCAGCACATTGGTGTATGGATATACACAAACAAAAGCTCCATCACAGGCAGCATTTAGAGCAATTGGTAGCGAATATGTTTCAAGTGAGGCAACTATTAAAAGATTAAGTGTAATTCTAAAAATCTTTGGTGGTAAGTTCTCAATTGATAGAGTGTTAAAAGCTATCGAGGGAAAATTGGAAAATATGGATAGACAATTATCTGAAAAAATAAAAGCTGCAGTTGGATTATTCCACGATACTATGATAAACGGAGATAGTGCAAGTAATAGCTTAACATTTGACGGATTAGATAAATTTTTAGTTGGTACATCAACAGAATATAATACAGATAATTACATAGATTTATCTACTATTGTAAATTTAAAATCTAATGCAGATGACTTCTATGAAAAGCTTTTAAAACTAATTAATAATACAGGAGCAGATGCTTTATTGGTTAATGAAGGAATGAAAACTAAAATTCAAACAGTTGCAAGAATTTTAGGGTATAAAACTGAAAGTGAGGAAGCTTTTGGGAGAACAGTTACAAGCATTGGAGAGGGAAAAGTAAGATTAATAGATTTAAAGAATAAATATGCTGTATCTGGAAACGATCCAGATAATCCAACTGTAACAGAAAGTCCAATAATCGGTGTTAAATCAAGAGACATTGGAGGAAATACAATAACAGGTTTAACAGATATATATGCTGTTAAATTTGATATTAATAATGGTTTTTGTGGTGTTACAATAACCGGAAATAAGGCTATCGATACATATTTACCAGACTTTACTACTCCAGGAGCAGTAAAAGAGGGAGAAGTAGAAATGGTAGCAGCAGTAGCATTAAAAGATACACATGGTGCAGGAGTTTTAAGAAATATAAAAATATTATAAGATTAGGAGGCCTTTTAAGGCCTCTTAAAATTTATTTAATAGGAGGAATCTAAAAATGGCAGAAAGAGATGATTTAATAAAAAAAGTTACTGCAGATGCAGAAAAAGAAGCTAAAAAGCAAAAACTAAATGAGGCGCAAGCAAAATTATTTATTGAAGAGGAAGTAAAAAAGGCATTAGCAGAATATGATGCGAAACAAGAGGAAAATAAAATACCTGTTGTACAGCCATCAGTCCCAACATCTGAAGAACCAAAAAAGGAAAATAAGCAAGAGGCAAAAAAGTCAGACCAAGCTCAAAAGAAAGAAACAAAATACATAGTTCATACGCCAGTTAGAAACTATTGTGGAGAAGTTGCAGGGGTTCAATTCGCATATGGAAAAGCAGAAGTAAAACCAGGATGGATTTTAAATTGGTTTAGAGAACATGGATATAAAGTTGAAGAAGTTAGCGAGTAATATTTGCTAGCTTCTTTTTTAGAAAAAAGGAGGGCAAATATTATGATAATAGATATTAGCGAAGCTAAAACAGAATTTCCAAATTTAGAAGAAACAAAACTAATAAAAAAGTTAAAAGCCATTGAAAAAGCAATAAGGGAATACACAAATAATAATTTTATGGATATTAAATTTAGAACTTATGGAAAAATAGAAAATAGTGCCTTAGTTTTAAATGCTTATCCGTATTTCATAGAAAATGATAATATCGAATTATCGCATTGCTTAAATAGTGGTGTGTATACTATAGAATCTATAGAACAGGATATCATTACTTTAGTTGAAGATACAAAATTATTTGATTGTGATAAAGTAATGATAACTAAAGTAGTATACCCCGAAGATGTTAAAGAAGGTGTAATAAATATGCTTAAGTGGGATCTAGGTCTAAGAAATAAAGTAGGAATAAAATCTGAAACAATTTCAAGGCATAGTGTAACCTATTTTGATATGGATGCAAACAATTCTCTAAAAGGTTATCCAGCATCTTTGCTTGGATTTCTAGAAGATTATATAAAAGCGAGGTTTTAGTTATGATTGGTGGAAATACAAATTTAAGTATAAAAGAATTAGATAGCAAAAACGAATCATTTGACGAAAACGGAGCTGGAATATCAAATTATGAAATGGTAGCTAGTCTATTTGGGTGGATAGACTTAATAACTGGTGATACTAAATATGACTACAAGGCTAAAATTGAAGATTCTACACATATTTTTATATGTGATTATATCGACATAGGAGAGATAGATTTGGAAGAAGCAAAAGCCGAAGTAAGTGGTGAGGAATACGACATCAAATACATAGATGATCCAATGGGATTACACGAACAATTAGAAATCTATTTGAAAAAAGTAGGTGGCCAATAATGAGTGTGGAATTTAAAGATTATAGTGTTAGAGTAAAGAATCTTCTTCAAAACAAGGCAGAGCAATTGATAACAGAAGGTGCAATTGAAATAAAAGCGCAAGCTGCAAGAAATACCAGATCCAAAAAAGGAACAGGAGAGCTAAAACGAAGTTGGAGTTATGACATAGATAAATCTGAGTTAAAAGCTAAAATAGGGTCACCTTTAGAACATGCAATATACCAAGAGCTAGGTACTGGAGAATGGGCAGTAAATAAAAACGGAAGAAAGTCACCCTGGTATGTACCTATTGGAAATGGTAGCAACCAAATGCCTGAAGAAGTAGCAAATCGATATGGTTTTAAAATAGTTTATGGTAAAAATGGAATGAAATTTGCTGAAGTGCATGGGCAAAGACCTGAAAGACCATTATACAGAGCATTCGAAACATCAAAAGGGAAAATAGAAAGAAGAGCAAAAACAATTTTTGGAGGCTAAATATGAAAGTATTAGGTTTGTTAAACAGAGAATTAAATTCAATAAGTATAAAGAATGAGTTTTACGAGTGGACAGGCAAAATACCTAAAAAACCTTATTGGGTCTATGAATATATTATAACAGACACATCACCGGAAACTAATTTGATTAGTGGGGTATTAATTTTAAATGGTTTTTCTAGAAATGGGTTATTAGATTTAGAAAAGGATAAAGATTTAATATTAAGACATTTTAAAAATTACACAACAGTACAGAATGGAGTAGGAATAAGTATAAATTCAGAAGACGGCCAGTTTATGAATACGAATGATAAAGAGTTAAAAAGATTTGAAATAAAATTAAAATTTAATGAATGGAGTGTGAATTAAATATGAATAATATACCAGAAAATGGCGTTACAAATAATACACCTAAAAATATACTTTTTGGAGCGGGTACAGTACATAGAGGGCTAAAATATGATGCAACCACAAAAAAATGGAATTTTAAAGAATCATTATTTGGGGCAACTAATGGCGGAAGCAAATTAGATATAATTCCAGAAATAACAACAATACCAATAGATGGGGTTTTGGTTAAAGCTAAAGGATTAGATGTTAAAACTGGAGAAAAAGCAACAATGGAAATAAATTTTGCAGAATTAACTGCAGAAATGATTAAAGCATCTTCTTTGGGTGAATTAGCCGAAGAAAGTGATGTTGAAGATTTCGAGCTAATTAAATCAAAAGCTAATATAGCAGAAGGCGATTATCTAGAAAACATCGCATTTGTAGGTGTAACACTAGATAAAAAACCAATAATTGCAATATTACCAAATGCTCTTTGCACAAGTGGATTTTCTAATGAAGGAAAAAACAAAGAAGGAGCAGTTGGAAAATATACATTTGAATGTTACCAAGATTTAACAGGAGATTTATCTGTACTTCCTTGGAAAATATATTATCCTACAGAAAGCGAAGAATAGGAAGAAGAGGAAGAAGAAAATCAAGGAGGAGAATAATAGATGGAGAATAAAATTTCAAAGTTAGAAGAAAATGGAATAGAGCTTAGAAAGATTAAATCTACAGATTTATTTTTAATGACAACTATTATATCAAAACTAGGAATAAATGAATTTATAAAATGCTTTAATTCAAAAGGAATACAAGGATTAATTCAAAGTGTTACGAACAAAAAGAATAAAAAATCAGAAAACTACAAAGATGAAGATACTATAAAGGTTGGAGTTGGTGTGGCTTTAGAGGTAGTAAACATTGTCTTAGCAAACTTATATAAATGCGAAAAAGAAGTATATCAACTTATGGCTAACATTACAGGCAAAACAACCGAGGAAATTAAGAATTTAGATTTAGATATATTCTTAGAAGTACTAATTGCATTTGTAAAAAAGGATGAATTTAAAGATTTTTTCAAGGTTGCTTCAAAATTTCTCAAATAGATAGATTCAAATATATGGATTTGTTATTCAAAAGGTATGCAAATCCATATATTTTTTTAGATTCAATGTTAGAAAGCGGATGCTTTGATGAGGCGGTATCTAAAATATGGAAATTCGATCAAGAAGATATAAGCTGGGAATATTTCTTACATAAAGTGTGGGACAAAAGTTTCGATGAATTTAAAAACGAAATCAGCCTTGAAAATGAATCTGAAATTCAAATTGTCAATAAAGAAGTTATTGGAGCAACAGTAATAAAATCAAAAAATATACTTGACGGATTCACTCCTGAAGGAAAGGAGTAAGCGGTGGGAGAAGAAATTTTTAAAATAGTCGGAGTCTTTGCTTTAAAAGGTAAAGACAAAATGGACAAGGATATAGATAATGCTACAGGTCATGCAGAAAAAGGAAGCTTAAAGATTAAAAATGCTTTTAAGATTATAGGAAAAGCAGTTATAGCTGGTACTGCTGCAATAGGAGCAGCTACAATAAAATTTACTAAAGATTCTATAAAAGCTTATGCAGACTATGAACAATTAGCAGGTGGTGCTCAACTTTTGTTTGGTGATGCATACGATTTCGTAGCAGAAAAATCAAAGAAAGCTTATGCAACAGTTCAATTAAGTCAAAATGACTATCTAAAACAAGTAAATGGTTTTGCGACGGGTCTAAAAACTTCGTTGAAAGGAAATTCACAAGCAGCAGCAGAATTAGCGGATAAAATAGTTAAAGCAGAGGCAGATGTAGTGGCAGCCACAGGTAATACACAGGAAAATGTACAGAATGCATTTAATCGGTATTATGAAATCAAATTATACGATGCTAGATAACCTTCAGTTAGGTATTAAACCTACAAAAGAAGGTATGGAAGAAGTAATAAAAAAAGTAAATGCATGGAATAAAGCAAATGGAAGGGCCACTAAATATCAAATAAGTAATTTAGCAGATTGTCAATCGGCATTAGTAGATTACATTGAAATGCAAGGACTAGCTGGATACGCAGCAAATGAAGCTGCAGATACAATACAAGGGTCGTGGGCTTCTTTAAAAGCTTCATGGCAAAACTTACTTGTAGGGTTTTCAGATGGAAATCAAGATGTTAAAGAATTGATAAAAAATACGGTCAACAGCGCAGGAAAAGTTATTTCAAACATTATGCCTAGGGTTAAGCAAGTATTAAAAAATATAAAAGGATTGCTACCTGATTGGGCACAAAATTTAATAGCAAGTTTAGAGCAGGTATTGAACTACGCTAAGGAAAAATTTAGTCCCGTTTTAGAGGATTTAAAAAATGCTTTCAACACAATAAAAGATGCTTTGGAGCCTGTTATTAATACTATTAAGAATTATGTTACGAACGGCGAAATGGCAAATAATATAACGAGTATTCTTAAGAGTACAATCGATGTTATATTAATTGCATATACTAATTTGAAAAACATTGTATTTGGGGTTGTAGATGGTTTTAGAGAAATTGTCAAATGGGGCAAGGAACATGAAACTGCTGTTACACTATTAGGAGTTGCGATAGGAACACTAACTGCAGCAATAATTGCATATAATGCTGTACAAGCAATAAAGAACGCAGGTGGAATTATAGAAATTGCACAATTGGCGGCAACAGCAATAGGAGTTGGTGCATTAACTGCAGCAGAAACAGCACACACGATAGCTGCTGGGATAGCAACTGTAGCGACAACTGCTTTTGGTGCAGCTGTAGCATTTTTGACTAGTCCGGTAACATTGGTCATATTAGCAATAGGGGCTTTAATCGCAATAGGTGTTTTATTATACAAAAACTGGGATAAGATTAAAGCTAAGGCTATTGAGGTGTTTACAAAAATAAAAGACTTTGTTCGGTGGAAAAATAGATGATTTAAAGAATAAATTTTTTGATTTTATAAATTGGATTGGAACAAAATTCTCAGAAGTAAAAGAAAAAATAACATCACCATTTAGAAAAGCAGCAGAGGCTATTGGCAATATTTGGTCTAGCATAAAATCTGTTTTTAAAATGCCACATTTTAAATTTACTGGATCAATGAACCCATTAAATTGGGCAACCGAAGGAGTGCCTAAAATTGGAGTAGAGTGGTACGCAAAAGGTGGAATTATGCAACAACCTACGGTATTTGGTATAAATCCATTAAATGGAAAGCAAATGATAGGTGGTGAAGCAGGACCAGAAGCGGTAGCACCAATAGATACATTACTTGGATATATTAGAGTTGCAGTTGCGGAGCAAAATACACTTTTGGTAGAAAAATTAGAAAAATTAATAGACATATTACTAGCATATTTTCCACAATTTAAAGAATTGATGAATCAACCAATTGTTGCAGATGATGGAACAATAATTGCACACTATGCTCCAGGAATAAATGAAGAATTAAGAAAAATACAAGATAAGGAAGAGAGGGGAAGCTAATGTTAGAAAGAGGAGTGTTATTTGACGATATACACACTTTTGAAAAGTGGGGGCTAATACTTTCACACACAGATATTAGCTTTCCAGAACCTAAAAGAGAAAAAGTTGATATTCCAGGAGCAGATGGAGAACTAGATTTTTCTAAAAGTTTAACCAACGATATAAAATATAAAAATAGAACTCTTACATTTACTTTTGTTACAACAGAAAAGTATGATTTATGGAAATCTCTTATGAGTGATATTGCAAATTGTCTTCATGGAAGGGATTTTGAAAGAATTATACTAGATGAGGACCAAAATTTTTATTATAAAGGTTCTGCAGAAGTAAATCCTTTGAAAAGTGATAAATCTATTGGAACAATAATTATCGAATGCGACGTCGAACCATACAAATATGACTTAACATCAAGTGATGAAGATTGGCTATGGGATCCTTTTAGTTTCATAGATGGAATAATAAATGAAACTAAAGATTTACAAGTAAATAGAGAACTAGAAGTATCAATTATAGGTAGAAGACAAAGAGTTGTTCCAAAATTTGTTTGCGAAAATCCACTAGAATTGATTTTTAATGAGCAGACATATAATTTGTCAAGTGGAATAAATTATTCGCCTGATATTGAAATATGTGAGGGAGAGAATACACTTAAATTCATTGGTAATGGAACAGTAACAATTGAATATAGAGGAGGTAGTCTATAATGTATCAAATAATGTGTGATGATGAAATATTATATGATGTTAGATTAGAAAACAGAATAGTATTATCTCCTGTTTTGGATTTAGAAGTTGGAAAAAATGGAACACTATCTTTTCAAATACCGATTTCAAACGAGTTGTATAATAAATTACAACAAAAATTATCAATAATAAAAGTGTATCAAAGAAACAAGATAGACAATAAATTGGTATTAACAGAGCTATTTAGAGGAACGGCATATTCAGAAAAAGTAGATTTTTGGAAAAGGAAGCAAGTCGAATGTGAAGGCGAGCTTTCTTTTTTTAATGATTCTATTGTAAGACCATATGACTATCAAGGTGGTGTTGAAAATCTATTTAAACAATATGTAAATAATCATAATAAACAAGTAAACAATGAAAAGAAATTTATAGCAAGAAAGTGTACTGTAATAGATAGCAATGACTATATCACTAGAGCAAACATCAATTATCCGTCTACAAAATCAGAGATGAATGAAAAGCTATTAGACATCTTAGGAGGACATTTTGAAACAGGTGCAAATGCAGATAGTACAAGATACATTGATTATCTAGCAGAATATGAAAATACATCAAGTCAAGTAATAGAATTTGGCAAAAACTTATTAGATATTACACAGTATATTAAATCAGAAGATGTAGCAACAAGAATAATACCTTTACGGTAAAAAAGACGAAAAAACAGGAGAATATTTAACAATAAAAGATGTAAATAATTGTTTAGATTATATACAAGATGATGCTGCAGTAAATCTTTTTGGTGTAATAGAAAAAACAGTTGTATTTGAAGATGTAACACAATCAAGCAATTTGTTAACAAAACGGAAAAGCATACTTACAAGAAGTAATCAACAAAACAGTATCAATAGAAGTTAGTGCAGCTGACTTACACAATTTAGATGTAAATATAGAAGCATTTAGGATTGGCGATTATGTAAGAGTAATCTCAAAACCACATCGGCTTAGATAGATATTTTCTATTAAGTAAATTACATTTGACACTAGACAAAGTATCATCTTGCACAATGACATTGCGGTGCTACATTTAAGTCTTTCACACAAAAGCAAATAGAAAGTGAAAAGCAGTTAAATGCAAGTGTAGTAAATGCCGTAAATAATGCAACAGAGGCAAAACAACAAAGTCAAAAAACAAGTGAACAAGTACAAGAAATTAATACAGTAATAACAGAAATTCCGAGTGATTATGTAAAAACAGAAACTTTTGAAGCATATAAGACAGAAGTAAATCAGAAATTATTTGGAATTTATACAATAAAAGGAAATGTAGATAATTACGAGGCTTTATTAGAATTACAAGATAATGTCGTAGGAGATGTTTACAATGTACTTGATACTGGTGCTAATTATGTGTGGACAGATGAAGAAGTGTGGGATAAGCTTAGCGAAACAATAGATTTAAGCAATTATTATACTAAAGAAGAGATAGATAAGTTGATTGAAGAAATTAAAGGAGGAACGGTATAATGGCAAGTATAGGACAGATTTTAGAAGATATTAATAATTCAGAAAAAATCAGAACTGGAAAGCAGATGAGAACCAAATTATATGAATTTGGAAAACAAATATATGAAGATGCAGCAAAGCAAGGAAATGCAAATATGGAAGTAGCAGATGCAAGAGGAACATTTGATACATTAAATAAAAGACTAAATAACAGTGATACAGTAAAAGCAGATAAAACAGAAGTGCAAAGTGAAGCGGCAGCAAGACAAAATGCAGATAGTAATTTACAAAGTCAAATAAAAAGCTTGGCAAGTGGCAGTCCATTAGTAGCATGTTCTGTAGATGAAATGACTGATACAAAAAGGATATATGTAAATACTACAGATGGACATTGGTATTATCATGATGGAAGTACTTGGGCTGATGGTGGAGTTTATCAGTCATCTGGAATCGGAGAAAATGCAATAAATAAAATTAATACTGCTTTTTATTTAAGTGACGATAAACAGTTATTTAATAAAGATACAGCTATAAAAGATAAATTTGTATCTTCTGGCAATGGTAATTTATACGATCCTGAAGATGCTGAAAACACATACTATGCAAGCGATTATATCGAAATTAAACCTAATACACCATATGTTGCAAATGATATGTCGCAACAAATTGCTTTTTATGATGAAAATAAAACATATATAAGTGGAAAAAATTATAACAACCAATATTATACGCCTTGGAAGTCTCCACAAAATGCAAAATATATAAGGGTAACAGTAAAAAATAATATTAATAATTTTGTATTAAATCGAGGTGGAGTTGTAAATAAATACAATGAGTTTTATAAATTATTAAATGAGCTTAATTATTTTAATGATATGTTTATTAATAAAAAAATATCAGAAGTAAACTTGTTTGATGTGAATAAAAAAATAGATGGATATTATTGTAATGATAAGGGAAATGTTGTTCTTGCTAATGCTGATACTCATACCTATTTTTTAACAGATTATTTTAATATAAAGTACGGTGAATATGTTTCTACAAATTTAAATACATTTCAAATAACAGAATTTGATGAAAACTATGATTTTATAAAAATAAATTGGAACACCAATAATAAAGTATTTACTCCAACAGACGAGAATACGAAATATATCCGTATGGAATATAGAGACACTAACGCTAAAGAACTTATTATAGCAAGAGGAAATATTGATAATTTAGAATTTGAACCATTTGTATTGCCAAACATTGAGAAAAAAAGTATATCAAAAGATATGCTTAAAACTGAAATATATAATTATATTAACAATGAAATTAATGAAATATCGCAAGAAAATATAAAAAAATCAAAAATATTATACAATAAAAAAATAGCTTTTTTAGGCGATAGTATCACATATGGATATGACGGAGAAAATCCAGATAGTAGAGTTCAAAATCCTTACCCAGCCATTATTGAAGACAATAGTGGTTGTATATCATCAAATTTAGGAATAAATGGTTCAACAATCGGAGGAAATAACACAGGGACTTCTAATGATGAATCTATAGGCTGGCAATCTATGAATTTACGTATTGAAAATATTGATAAATCTATCGATTATTTAATTATTTTTGGTGGGACTAATGACTTTGGAGCAAGGCAAGTACCTTTAGGAACAATAAACCATACGGATAATACAACATTTTATGGTTCACTATATACAATGTTTAATTATTTTTATGAGAACTTTAATAATACAAAAATTGGATTTGTTTTACCATTACAACGTCAAACAATGAATAATTATAATACATACGATAAAAAATTAATAGATTATGTGAATGCAATAAAAGAAATGTGTAATTTATTTAGTATTCCTCTTTTAGATTTATTTAATTGTGGAGGTTGTTATCCACTAAATGAAACGTGGAAAAATAATCATTTGCCTGACGGATTACATCCTAACCAAAATTATTATTATTATATTGCAGATAAAATATTAAATTTTATAAAATTACTATAAAAGTATATGAGAGAGGAGATAACAAATGAATAATATACTAGCAGCCATATCACTTTTAACTAATATTATTTTAGCCATAGGAGCTTTATTTGTAGCTATAAGGAGTACTAAAAAAGAAATCGAAGATACTTTACCAAGAAAAATTCCAAAGCAAACATCAATAGATATGGAAATTACCAATAAAATGGAAGAGTTAAAAGAATTTATACAAGCTGATCGTGTGCAAATATATGACTTTCATAATGGAGGGCATTACGCAAATGGGCGTAGTGCTCTTAAAACATCTTGTAGTTTTGAAGTTGTCAGAGCTGGCATAAAAGGACATCAAAAAGAACTCCAAGCTGTTCCATTGTCGTGTATACCACAATTTATACAAGAATTATTAAAAAAAGGAGAGTTAAAAGTAAGTAATTTAGAAGATATAAGAACAACTATGCCATCTACATATCAATTAAAAAAAGAGCAGGAAGTAGCATCGTTCTATGATATCATTCTAAACAATAAAGAAGGAGAACCAATAGGTTTTTTAGCTTTTCAATATAGTAAAACTAATAGTGTAGACTATACACAAGAAGAAATAAATCAGATTTTAAAATTAAAGTTCTATATAGAAGAAAATCTTGAAAAAACAGTTAACAAAAAGTGAAAGGAGAAAATCAATATGGATAAAGAGTAATTAAGAGAAATATTTGCTTATGCAAAAATAAATAACTTAGATGTGGCACTTGAGTTGACAGTTCCAACTAGGGTTGCTACAGAAATAATTATAGTAAAATATGATAACTTAGATTATAAACTAAAATACTATGAAGATAACTATAATTCAAAATTAGAATTAAACAGATGTGCAGATGTAAAAATATTAAACGCAAAAGCAATTAAATTTGAAATATAAAATTTAAGGGAGGATAACCTAAAATGAAAAAGACAATATTAACAATATTATTAATTTTATTATGTATAGCTGGAGCATATTGTGCAATATATTTTCCAAATTCGCAAATAAACAATACAATAGCAGAAGTTCAGAACGTTATTATTGATGAAATACAAAACGAAGTAGTAATATCAGAAGAAACACAGTCAATAGTAAATGAAACAATAGAAGCTACAGAAAATAATGAAGACTTATCAACAACAGAAGTAATCGAAAGTTCAGAAGATGAAGAACAAGAAATTACAGACGAGGGAGCATTAGAAAATGATGCAGTTGTAGAGCAAGAGAATATTTCATATGACGGAGACAATTCGGAAAAAGGATTGTCTCTTTTAGGCTCATATCAAGGCTTAACTTATTACAGTCAAGCAGATAGCAGATGGGCAAACATAATGTATAGCTCAACAGGAAATGCATCACAAACAATGAAATCAAGTGCTTGTCGGACCAACAAGTGCTGCAATGGTAGTAAGTTCTAGTAAGGGTGCAATATTGCCGACTACAATGGCATCGCTTTTTGTATCAAACGGATATAGAACAGCAAATAATGGTACAGCGTGGTCTGCATATAGCTTTGTAGCTGATTACTTTGATTTTGACGAATACTACACAACATCAAATTTTGATACAGCTATGTCATATTTAACACAGAAAGACGAGAATGGAAATAGCAAGTATTACATAATTGCGAGCTGTGGTTCAGGCTTGTTTACAACAGGAGGACACTACATAGTATTAGTAGCAGACAATGACGGAACAATAACAGTATATGACCCATATTTGTACTCGCGGAAAATTTACAACTGCATCAAGAAGAAATGCAAATGTAACGGTAAGTGGTAATAGTGTATTTGTAAGTGAAAGTTCATTTCAAACGTATGCTAATTATAAATATTTCTGGATTTATTCAAACGATAATGGAAGTGGAAACACTAATACATCAACAAATACAAATACTGTAAATTATACGAGATATGTAGCAACACAAAGTGCTAATCTGAATGTAAGAGATAATCCGAACGGAAACAAAATATCTAGCTTGGCAAAAGGAACACAAGTAACAGTAACAGAGATAAACGGAGATTGGAGCAGAATATCAAATCCAGTTCAGGGATGGGTAAGTAGTTCTTATCTATCATCAAGTGCAGTTATAACCACATCAAATATTCAAAATACGGTAGGACAGACAAAGAAATTAGCAAAAGCAAGTATCTTATATAGCAACAGCAACCTATCTGGCACAAAGTACAATTATAAAGCAAATACAACCATAAAAATATTAAAGAATATAAGTTCATCTGTAGATTATGTACAAGTAATTCAAACACGGAAGAAAAGCTTATATAAACAATAGTAATTATACAAATATAAAAATTACAAGTGTTAAGAAGACAACGGGACAATATAAAAGATTAAAGAAGAAAACTATATTATATAAAAATTCTAACTTAAGTGGAACTAAATACAGTTATTTAGCAAATACACAAGTTAAGATTGTAAAAAATATAAATTCAAATATTGATTATATATATGTAGTTAAAATTAAACGATATGCTTATGTAAGAAATAATGTTTATAAATAAAAGTAAAGAGGTAGGTTAAAATACTTAATCTGCCTCTTTTTTGCGTTATATAACTTGTTGCCTCAAAAATAAAAATTGCTTAAAATCGATTCTAGTGTGAGTTTAAAAAAGGTATTGACAACAAAATTTAAAATTCATATAATGTAGTAAATAGTAATATGCTTATACAAAAGATATTTAATGAAGGAGGTTTTTATATGTATGGAGAATGGATGGAAAATATACCAATAAGCAATAAAGATTCTAAGGGAAATAAGAAATAAAGGCAGTTATCTAAACTGTCTTTATTTTTGGATTTAAAACTTGGTCAACTTTCTTTTTAATTTCTTTTTCGTTTTTTAAATCATTAGCATAAAGATTTTTCCATTCGTTATAAACAGAAATGATATTAGTGTAATATTTATCAGAGTAAGAGGTATTATTGGCAATGGATATTCGAATAGCTAAAGCACGAACCGTTCTAAGAAAGACTTGATGCAAAGACTGATATACATATTTAGAACCAGCAACTTGACTAGATAAATACATACATAGATATTCAAGTTCGTTTAAAGCATCACAAACGAAAATTAAACAAGATGATTAATCACAATTATAGTTATGAAGAAATTTTAAAACAAAGTCAAAAGCTGGACGAGCTTATTAATATTTGGATGAGGAATGAGTTGAGGTTTAAGAAAATGAAAAACTAATGCAATAAATAATGCAGTACATAAAAATTTGAAGAATACACGTAAATATGATAAGTAACTTCAAAATACCGCTAAGGTGCTAAAAATAGCACAAAAATATTTTAAAACTATTTAAAAGAATAATAGGAAAGACGACCTATTGACCATCTGCACCATAATTAAAAGCTATGTAAGTATTGAAAAATCAATAATTTACATAGCTTTATTTTTATAAATTAATGCAATACTAATGCAGTAGACTTTATTGTGAAATTTTATTTAGTTCTTTTGACATAAATTCAATAGAAACATCTGTGTAAACGTCAGTTGTAATGTTGCTACCTTCTACATGTCCAACAAGAGACTGAATTATAGGAAGCTTAACATCATTTTCTTGACAACGTGTTATAAATGTGTGCCTTAAATTATGAGTAGATAAGCTAAAATCACATATTTTATATTTTTTATTCAATCTTCTTAGATATGCGTTGATTTCGTAATATTTAATGAATGTATTATCAGTATAGTCCCAAAAAAGCAAATTATAGATATTAGTGATTTTTGACTTTTGTTGATTTACTATAATGTCATTTACCTTTGGAATCATGGGAAATGTACGAGTGCCTTTATCTACATTTGTTATTTTGTTATATGTTTTGGTATGCTTTCCTAGTATGGTTTTTTTGTCTTTGGTTTTAGTTAAAGTTTTGCATATTGTTAGAGTATTATGTTTTACATCAATATTATCGTTGGTTATAGCAAGTATTTCTCCAATTCTTGCTCCAGTATATAGTTGCAATAAAATGATTCTTTTGTATTGAGCATTTCCATTGTTGTCGTTATTTAATATATTAATTAGTTTGTTTTCTTCAGAGACTGAAAGTGATTTGACTTTTAAAGTTGCCTTTTTTGATATTGGTTTAGTTAGGGTCTCATCTTCCATTATATTATAAAGTATTTTTCTGCGCGAATATGCAATCTTAAAACCTTTTTTTAGCAATCTCCATATCTTATCTATACACGATTTACTGTAGTCTCTTATTTTGGATTTTGAAGTTTCTATATCCGCCACAGTAATTTTTTGAATTGGTTTATTAATAAAATTCTTACAGCAGGTTTTAATTTGTGATAAGGTTTCTAAATCTCTAGCGTATGATGTTTCTTCGGTTATTCCATCTTGAAATTTTTGTTCAATGTGACTTTGCAATATTGATAATAAAGAAGTATCGTCCTTTTCTATATACGCTCCTGTATTTACTTCGTTTTTTACTTTAGTAACTCTAGCTTTAAAATCTTTTACTTTTTCATTTTTCTTTTGTTTCATAGTTTTTCGAGAGCCATTAACTACATATTGAAATACCCAAGCTTGTAATTTTTCAGAATAATATAATGATCCTTCTCCATTTCCTACAGATTTAGTTTTTTTGTTTTTTCTTTCCATAAAAAAATACCTCCAATTTTTCAATAAAATTTTTAACAAAACTATTGAAAATGGAAGCATAATTTGATATTATACTTATAACACTTTCAATAGTGTTAGAGGGAAAAAGTGGTCGTGTCGCAAACTTGAACACTTTTTCCGTTTTTTATATATTAAAACAAAACTTATGTTTTGTCAATACCGAAACTTAAACGATTTTATTTAAATAAATCCCATAGGCTAAAAGTTGTCTTCTTATAGATTTTATTATTTACAGATCTTTTTGGATTTTTAGCAAATCCAACGCCTTTTTTACCATATAAAGGATTTATGGCTTTTTTTACGTTCCTTTTTGCTTTCCCTATAGTTTTGGATTTAATGCTTTTCTTTAGGCTTGGCTTTCTCATTCCGAATTTCATATTTTTTATTTCCTTTCTTAAAATTTTCCAAATTGACCGATTGCTTTTCCAATTATCCTAAAGTTGGTAGTTTTTAAATCTATTGTAATAGCTTCAATAGTTGGGTCAGAGCTCATCGGTTCTAACAATATAAATTGTTCATTTAGTTTTTTATATTTTTTAAGTGTTGCTTCGTCGTCACCATTAACGATAGCAACTACAATATCTCCATTTTCCGCATAATCTTGTTTGTGAATAAGGGCATAATCCCCATTTTTTACTTTCAAGTTCATTGATTGCCCAGCTACTCTTAAATAAAAATAATCATCAGTAGATGCCATTCCATAGATATTGGGGTCGACTGGTAAGTATCCCTCTAGATATTCTTCTGCTAATATGGGTTGGCCAGCAGCAATTTTGCCTACGACAGGAACTAGTGAGATATTATCAATGCTATTTTTATCCATATATTTTAATAATGCATCAGCGTTTTCATCTAAGGTGGCTGATTTTTTTCCTGACATAGTAGGGTGCAATTTGTCAATATGTTCATCTTTGAGCTTTTGCATATCTTTTTCAGTTTCGTGCTCATATGCTTTTATTTCTTCTGCAAGAAGATTTAATTTTTCTTGATTATATTCTACAATTAAGCTCTTAACTTTATCTAGTACGAACTTATTATGATTTAGGGCAATAATAGAAATAACACTATTTAACAAAGAAGAATAATTATCGGATATTTCATCTGCATCAGATGCTAGTATCTTCATTAAACTTTCGATTTCGAAACCAGTTAAATTTAACAATGAGAATGCATTATAGTATTTAGTTTTTAATAAAATAATTGCTTTTTCTTCATAATATTTTTTGATTTCTTCTAATGAGTTTAACTTATTAGAGGTTTGAGTTTGGGTTCCAAGTAAAAAGTCCATACTTACATCAAAATAATTAGCAATTTTTTCAAGTGCTGGTACCGATGGCTTCGAACGACCTTTTTTCCAGTCTGTTATGTTCCCTTGGCTAATTTTAAGTGCGTTAGCAAGTTCTTTCGCAGTTAAATTGCGTTGTTCCATAAGTTGAAAAATCCTATCTACTGTAGTCATTTTTAATCCTCCAAAAAAAAAATTTAAAAACTTCGTAAAAAAGTATTGACAAAATTCGTAACCAAGTATATAATGACATCATCAAAAAAGTAAAATGTAAAAATATTAGTAAAGCACATCGTTGAAACTTGCCGGAATCAGATGTACCTTACTAACTAAAAATACTATAATTAAGCCATTTGTGTGTAATGCTCACTATAAGTGTTTTTTGCCTGCGACTTAATTCGTATATTAGTATTTTACTATGATTTTAATAAATTGTCAAGAGGAGTGGGGGTGAAATGATGAAAAAAATAACTCTGATTAGAATTTCAAAATTAATGAAGGAAAATAAATTAAATTCTAAAGAGTTTGCTCAGTCGTGTTCTATAAGCCCGGGAAATGTAACTGATTGGAAGAATGGCAGAACCAATCCATCTTTAGATGCACTTAGAAAAATTTCCAAAAGATTCCGAGTTCAATTAGAGTGGCTCACTGGAGACAGTAAATATAGGACAAAAGAAGAAGAGTTTTCCGAATTAAATAAAAAATAAATGCGACACGATCACAAAATAAAAGAAAGGAGATGAGAATATGGACGACATAAAAAAAAGAAATAGGGTTATTAACAATAAAAGTTGCAAAAATGCAACAAAAGAAGCGGAGGTGTAAAAGAATAAAATATGTTAATGAGAATATTATATGTTTTATTTGTAATTATTTGCTGTTGGATAACTTATTTATATACATTAAATAAAGTTATTAAAATAGCTAAAATGCATGATGAAATTGATGAAATGATTGTTGATTATGTAGGAAAATCTTTTGAGCAGATAGCAATAACAAAAACAGATATGAATAACATATTAAAAATAATTGGTGCAAAAAATGTTAAAAAATAATTGCAGCCTATCACTAAATAAAAGAAAGAAGGTGAGGATATGGACGATATAAAAAAAGAAATAAGGTTATTAACAATAAAAGACATCGAAGAATTAACAGGATGGGCAACAAATACAATTAATAAATTAATGGCACAAAAAGATTTTCCAGTAATTAAAATTGGAAAAGAAAATTTAGTTTTACTTGAATCTTTTAAAGAATACATGAGTGTTCGAAGAGATTTAAGAGGTTAGGAGGATAAATCAATGAAAAAACAAGTAAGAAAAAAGAAAATAAGAATTAGTGGAGAAATGACAATGATATTAATGTTAAATGCTTTTACAATAGGCATTTTAGTAGAAAAAATAGCAACAAGTGGAATTAGTTGGATTAGTACTTGTCATTATTTGGGATAAGGAGTGAAAAGATGTTAGAAAGATACCAAATATTACTTGAAAAACTAAAGAAATGCAGAGACAAACAACACTTAAGTACAGAATTTATTCAGAATGTATTTGAAATGCAAGATGTAAACAAGTGGCTTAAGTTTAATGCAACTACTGAAGAACAGTTAAAAAGAGCTCAAAAAGTAGAAGACAGTATAGAAAGCTTATTAAAAAAATTATGCGTCCCTAACTACAAATTGGAAAACGCATAATGTGTTAATACAACATAAATATATCAACTTATGTGTATTATATCAAAAATTATTTAGAAAATCAAGGAGGAATTTTATTATGTTAGAATCAACGTTACAAGAAATTAATTTAAGTTTAAAGGAAATAGTAAAGGCTTTAGGAAATTTATGCAAAATTGCAAAGGAACCATTAGAAGTTGATGCAATTGATGTAACGAAAGAAGTAGCCAATGAAGTAGAAAACTCAATACAAAGTATGCAACAAGTTGCCCAAGTACAGCAACCTATTCAAATTCAAACAAATGTAGTACCACAGGCACCTACACAAATGAATGCACAAGTTATAGAACAAGTTAGTGCACAAGTACCACAAGCTCCAATACCTACAACACAAGTAACTGAAAGCTTTACTCAAGAGCAATTAGCAGTTGCAATGTCAAATGCAGTAGCTGCAGGAAAAATGAATGTAATACAAGGGGTTCTACAAAGCTTTGGTGTACAAGCATTAACTCAAATAAATCCAGCAGATTATAACAAAGTAGCAACAATGCTAAAAGAGGCAGGTGTACAAATATAATGAAAGAAGAAAGAAGTCATGCAGTTCTATCTGCAAGTAGTAGTCACAAATGGTTAATTTGTCCGCCTTCTGCAAGATTAGAAGAAAAATTTCCAAATAAAACAAGCGAGTATATGGAAGAAGGAACATTGGCACATGAGATTGCAGAATTTAAAGTGAAAAGTTATTTTTTAGAGCCGATATCAAAAGCAACCTATACAAGAAGATTAAATAAATTTAAAAAAGAAGAAAAATTCAATCAAGAAATGCTTGAGCATACAGACACCTATTTAGAATTTATAAAAGGCGAAGCTATGCAAACAAATGCAAGACCATTTATAGCCGTTGAACAAAAATTAGATTTTAGTAAATATGTTCCAGAAGGTTTTGGAACTGCAGATTGCATCCTAATAAGTGGAGACACTTTACAAGTTATAGATTTTAAATATGGAAAAGGTGTCAAAGTCGATGCTGAGGAAAATCCACAAATGAAGTTATATGCTTTAGGAGCATTGGACCAATTTGGAATATTCTATGATATTAAAAAAGTAAAAATGAGTATAATACAGCCAAGAATAGACAACATATCAACTTATGAAATACCTGTAGGGCTTTTATTAGGCTGGGGGGATGCAGTTGTAAAACCTCAAGCACAAAAAGCATTTATGGGGCTTGGAGAATTTTCGCAAGGAGAACACTGCAGATTCTGCAAAGCAAAAGGAGCTTGTGAGTTTAGAGCAAAAGAAAATATGAAAGTTATAGAAGAAGCAGAAAAAGAAATAAAAGGAACAATGTCAAACGCTAGTATTGGAGAAATCTTAACAAAAACAGAAAACGTAGAAGATTGGTTAAAAGATTTAAGGGCTTATGCACTCGATCAAGTTTTAAAAGGCGAAAACATTCCAGGTTGGAAAGCTGTAGAAGGAAGAAGTAACAGAACTATTGTAGATGTAGATAAGGCTTTCGAAATACTTGAAGCAAATGGCTTTGACCAAGCAATCTTATATGAGAAAAAACCACTAACATTAACAGCACTTGAAAAAGTAGTTGGAAAGAAAAAACTTGCTGAAGCAATAGGGGATTACATAGAAAAGCCGAAAGGTAAGCCAACTCTAGCAAAAGAATCTGACAAAAGAGAACCTTTTAGGGTTAGTGCTGCTGAAGAATTTAATAATATAGAATTGGAGGAATAAAGATGCCTCAAAGAAATAGTAAATTATTAAAGTTATTGCAAGAAAATCCAAATTTACCAGTTGTATTTCTGGTAAACGGAGGTAATAAATTAAACGCAACATGGGATTTTAACACCTCTGTTTTTGAAAACTATGAATGCTATGTAGAAGAAATAGGTAAAGATGAGAAGAACGATTTTTATTTAGAGCAATGCGATTATTTCAAGTATACGGATATTCAAAAAGCAATAATTATAGAAATCGAATAGGAAAGAGAGGATAAAAATGGAACCTAGAAATTGTGAAGTACATGAAGCACCTATATTAATAGGTGAATTAGAAACAAATAGAAAATTAATTAATGAGTGTTTAGCAATAACAAATGATGTGTATGCAACTTTAACATCAGATGTAAATCCAAATAGGGAGCTTAATGAACCAAGTTGTATTATGGGTGATGTGATGGGACAAACTCAAGACTTAAGAGTTTTATTAGATTTGTTATTAGCTATAAAAAATCAAATTAGATAAGAAAGAGAGGAATTATAATTATGAGTAATTTAGTAACAGGAAAAGTTAGATTTAGTTATGCGACCGTATTTGAAGCAAGAGCAATAAACGGAGGAGAAGAAAAATTTTCAGTAACACTTTTAATACCGAAAAGTGATACAAACACATATCAAAGAATTATGGCAGAAATAAATAAAACACTTCAAGAGAATGTAGCAGATACTTTTAAAGGAGTAATGCCTCAAAATCCAAGTTTACCAATTTATGATGGAGATGGTGTTAGACCAAGTGGAGAACCATATGGTCCTGAATGTAAAGGGCATTGGGTAATATCTGCAAAATCAAATAGTGCTCCAGAAGTAGTAGACGCAAATCTTAATCCAATTATAAGTAAAAATGAATTTTATAGCGGATGCTATGGTAGGGCAAGTATAAGATTTTATGCTTATAACAGAAATGGTAATAAAGGTATTGGTTGTGGACTTGGAAATATCCAAAAATTAGAAGATGGACAACCTTTAGATGGAAGAACAACCGCAGCAGAAGACTTTGGAACACCGGTAGCTCAAACAACATACCAAGCACCTAGCTATCAACAGCCAATGCAAAACAGTTCGGTTTATAATGTGCAAAATCCGGCTATGGGTGGACAAGTACCTCAATATCCACAACAACCAATGGGACAAATGCAACAAAATGTGGGACAAATCGACCCAATAACGGGACAACCTATTATGCAACCAACAGTAAATAATATTTATGGGGTGAATTAGATGAAAACTTTATCAATTGATATAGAAACTTTTAGTTCTGTAGATATTGGAAAAGCTGGACTTTATAAATATGTTCAATCTAATGACTTTGAAATACTTTTATTTGCTTATTCAATTGATGAGCAACCTGTAAAAGTTATAGATTTAGCACAGGGAGAGCAGTTACCGAGAGAGTTGATAGCTGCTCTTTCTGATAAAAATATAATAAAAACAGCCTATAATGCAGCATTTGAATGGTATTGCCTAAATAAGTTTTGGAAGTCACCTATAGATCAGTGGAGATGTACAATGGTAAAAGGATTATATTGCGGATATCCAGCAGGGTTAAAAGCAATAGGAGATGCAATAGGTTTATCTGAAGATAAGAAAAAACTATTAACAGGTAAAGCTTTAATTAGATATTTTTGTTTACCTTGTAAGCCTACAAAATCCAACGGGGGAAGAACAAGGAACTATCCAAAACATGATTTAGATAAATGGAGATTATTCAAAGAATACAACCTTCAAGATGTAGTAACAGAAATGGAGATAAAAAAGAAATTAGATAAAGTAGTTTTTCCTGATGAAGAACAAAAGTTATGGGAAGTCGACATGCTTATGAACGCATGTGGAGTAAAAACTGATAGAAAACTGGTAGAAGGAGCTTTAAAGATAGCAAATATAAGAACTGAACAATTATTAACAGAAGCACAAAATTTATCTGGCCTTAACAATCCAAATTCTGTAGCACAGTTAAAAGAATGGCTAGAAAGTGAAACAGGTAAAGAAGTAACAAGTTTAAATAAAAAAGATGTACCGGAGCTTATAAAAAATACAGATTCTGATAAGGTTAAAAGAATGCTAGAAATTAGACAAGAACTATCAAAGACAAGTACGAAAAAATACGATGCTATGCAAGTTGCGATGGGAACAGATGATAGAGTAAGAGGACTATTACAATTCT